GTAGTAGAGGGTATGCCCCTACACTATTGGATACTTCGGGTAAGGAAATTCCAGTCCCAGAAGAAGCAGAAGTCTTTCAGTTTAAGTTTACTAAAGACGGAGAAGAATACGGTACAGTAACAGCATCTATTGATGGATTACACAAGTTAGTAATCTATTTTGGTGATGATGTTGCTAACAGCGAAAAAGAAAATAACGGCGGTGATGATTCGTGGTATAAACTATTGAATCATCTAAAACGTTTCTCACAGCAACACCAATTGAGTTTTGAAGTTAAAAACAGAGACCATTTAAAATATGATATGGCAAAAAGGGAACATATGAAAAAGCAAGAAAGAATATCAGAAGGCTACTATCCAATGGGTAAGAAAGCTAGTTATAACGACAATATTCCAACAGTTAAGATTGTTATTGAACATAGTCGTCAAATTGAAGAAGGTGAACAACGTTATCGTAATGTAAACCGTATCTTCTTAGAGAATACACAGGGTGAAAGAATTCTTGCTCCTACAACTAAGCCAGGTATTGCTCAGATATATGCCCGTCATTTAGCTGAAGGTGGTTTACCGCATGATGACCGTTGGAATCATATTGGTAGCTTATGTGAAGAATATCAAAAGATGGCAGGATTTGTTCGTGCTACACGTAATAATCAATTCAACGAATCAGCACAACAATTAGTTAATGAAGGTATTAATCATTATCAAAGTTTAAGAGAATCATTAAGTAAGATGCGTGGCGCACGTGGATACAATGCGTACTTTGAATCATATATTCCTCCATTAATGGAAGATGAGGCAGAAGAAAACAATTTAAATGAGTTGTTTGTACAAGAAACATTAGATCCACGTATTGAAAGTGTAATGCCAATATTGAGTAAGTTACATAAAAAAGTAGCTGAGATGAAAGAAGTTAATGAATTAAGCGAATGGGCTGATAGTTTAACTGAAGCCCCTGGTGCAGAAACATTGGATCATAATGTAAAGACTGATAAAGACAATTTAGATTCACTTGATTTAGAAGAATCAGATACCCAGTCAAGTAATCCAGGTGCAATACCTGAAGAGGATGAGTTAGATGAGGGCATCTTAGATACCGTTAAGAAAGTTGGAAGTAAAGTATTTGACAAATTAGGTGGCGGTAGTGAAGAAGACCTAATTAGAGATTTACAAAAATCAGCAGGTGTTCCACAAACTGGTAAGAAGCCTGAACCAAAAGATAAGCCAGTTGATGAAGCAAGAATGTTTGGCTACGATATCAACCGAGTACCTAGCTTAAAAATTCCATATGATGACTCACAAGAACTTAAAAAATTAATTGACCAATTGGGACAATTGCAATCTAAAGGACAAATGGATAGTCCCACAAGGCAAATGGTTACAAGCATAAGATATCAACTATCTAATATATTACAAAAAAATGGTTTGAAAGAATCAGATTTGATGAGTATGGAAGAAGCGTTAGATCCAGCACAACAAGCCGATCAGAAAATCAATACGCCTGCAGTTCATCGTAAAGAAAAAGGTGGTGATTGGAAAGTCACTAAACAAGATTTAGATAAAGCCGATGAGAAAAATATGACTAGTCCTGCTGGTATGTCTGCATTGAAGAAACGTATGAATACTATTGAAGAAGATGAAGTTGATGAAAGCGCATTACAAGCATCTTTTGGTATTAAGAAGTATGGCAAAAAAGGTATGGATGCATTACGTAAAGCTGGACAAGACCATGCTAGTGAAAAGAAAATGCAAAATATCCGTGCTAATTATAGCGATAAAGAAGAACCTATATCTGAAGATGAGTTCGCCGGTGACTATGCTACGGGTGAAGCAGGACAATGGCGTAACAAAGGTCCTAAAGCAAATAAGCCGGCAACGATTGGTGATCTAGTTGGTGAAGGCGAAGATAAAGATACTCTTGACCCATGGAAGCATGTAAGTCCTAGGGTAGATAATCCTAAAATTAAGGGTACAGATAAACGTGCTAAATCTGCATATTATCCTACTCCAAAACCTCCTGTTAAGAAATTAGATACACCGTTAACTAATGAAACAGTAGCTGAAGGTTCAGATGACTTAGCAAGAATATTAAATATTGCTGGAATTAGAAAATGAAAATAGCATCATTATTAAATGAAAACCCAAGAACTGATGATGGTTCTGTTAGGGCTTTGCCGGTTGACAAAGATTTAATATATAGAGCTAGAAACAAATATCCTGGCTATTCCTCAGAACAGGCAATGATATTATTAATTGCAGATGAAATGCAAAATCAGGAAACAACTGATTCAAAGCAAAATAGTTTAATAGATACTCAAAAACGTGAAAATGAACGGCTAAGAAGTGTAGTAAATGATTTGGGTCAAGAACTACAAAATTTTGAACAACAATCTGTTGAAACTGACAAAGAAGTTGCTAGATTAAAACAGCTTAGTGGTATGTTAACTACCGGTAGTTCTGGTACACAACAACAAGCAAAAGCTAGTGCTGATGAATTAGAAAAAATTCAAAAAGATTTAGAAGCATTAAAAACTAAACCAGGAATGGATCCCAAAGTATATAATGAACTAAATTCTCAAGTTAAAATGTTGCAAACAAATAAATCAACTGATAAAGAAGATGTTAAGAAGTTACAAGATATGGTAAGAGATATTGAAAATGATGCAACAGTTAATTATAATGAAGTTGCAAGAGGTCTCAAAGATGCTAGAGCTAGATTGGCTGCTAAAGAACTAAGATTTAAAGAATATAAGACTAGTTTCAGTGATTATAAAAAAATTACCTCTGATAAACTTGAAAAGTTTGGTACAGACATGAATAAAGAACTTGAGATATCAAGAGAGTTAAGAGCCGGCATTATGCAAGATGCGGAAGATATTAGTAAAATGAAGGTTGAAATTAGTCAAAGTTTAGATTTTATTAATCAGAATATTGAAAAAATGACTAGCTCAAATTCAGCACCAGATAAAAAGGTAGCAGATATATCTTGGCTTGTGAATAATCAAAAACAACAGAACATGCCCAGTTCAGCTAATGTACAAGAAAGTATAAATGAAGGTTATGATATTAAACCGTCTAAACAATATCGTAATCCTAATTACAATGAATGGATTACTAAACATTTGCCTGGACTGTTTGCTATGTTTAAGGGAAGATTTGCTAAGGATTTAGCAGAAAAAGATTATAGCGATAAACAAATAGCTGATACAGTAGAACAATATGTTCCTTTGTTATATAATTTAGGTAATGATAAGACTCCATTAACATCTGAACAAGTTAGACTTTGGTTAGATAATGTTAAAATGAAATTATGGGAACAGCCAGTTCAACAAGAATTGTTTAATGAAAGCCTAGATAAAACATATGAACGTATGTTGGATAAAATTATCGGGCTACCATACATTTAAAAAGGGTTAAAAACCTATACAAAAAAATGTGTTTACCCACAATAGGGATAAATACTATCGACATTGAGAGTTAGACATGCTATACTAACTCTTATGTTAGTCGTTTCATAGGGAAGCGGCGAATATTAAAAACGAGACCATCTCAATTTATAAGGAAATTTATCATGGCATCATTAGCAGAAATTCGTGCCCGTATTGCGGCACAAGAAAACAAATCAACTTCTGGTTCAACACAGAAACAATCAGACAACTCTATCTACCCCCACTGGAATATGGACGAAGGCACAACAGCCACAATGCGTCTATTACCTGATGCAGATAGCAACAACCCATACTTCTGGGTAGAACGACAGATTATTAAACTTCCATTCAATGGAGTTAAAGGTGATCCTAATGTCAAACGTATTGAAGTACAAGTACCTTGCGTTGAGATGTATGATCCAAAAGCACAATGCCCAATCTTAACTGAAGTTCGTCCTTGGTATAAAGATGAAACATTGAAAGAGTTAGCAAACAAATACTGGAAGAAACGCAGTTATTTGTTTCAAGGTTTTGTTCGTCAGAATCCAATTGGTGATGACAAGACACCAGCTAATCCAATTCGTAGATTCATTATTAGTCCACAAATCTTTACAATCATTAAAGCAAGTTTGATGGATCCTGAGATGGAAGAATTGCCAACAGACTTTATGCGTGGTCTTGATTTGAATATTAAGAAAACAAGTAAAGGTGGTTATGCTGATTACTCAACAAGTAATTGGGCACGTAAAGAGTCAGCATTGACCGAAGCAGAGCAAGCCGCTATTGAAGCACATGGCTTGTATAATTTGGCAGAGTTCTTGCCAAAGCGTCCCGGCGAAGCAGAATTGCGTGTAATCAAAGAAATGTTTGACGCAAGTGTAGATGGTCAACCATATGACTTAGAGCGTTGGGGTAGTTACTATCGTCCTTGGGGACTAGAGGCACCTGCAGGAGCAACCGCGGAAAAACAAACAGTGTCCACTGAAACTGGCACACCCGCAACCGCCCCCGTAGCAGAAACTTCAGCACCATGGGAAGAAGATGCAATGGCAGCAGCCGAATCTATTAAGGTTCCTACAGCACAACCTTCAAGTGACAAAGCACAAGACATTCTAGCAATGATTCGTGCTAGACAAAACAAGTCTTAAAAGGTAATAGGGAGCATTTGCTCCCTACCTAAGGAGAACTCCATGACATTACCAGACGAAAGATACCGCGCCATTAAGCAAGGTAAGAAACTATTGGAAGAATTATGCGATCCAGGTAAAACACCTCGTGTTCCTAGTATCATTAGAGATAGGGCTAGAGGTGCATTACGTCATTATCCAAATGATTGGGAATTAGAATCTATCGCAGAAAAATGTCCAGATATACTAGACAAACAAACAATCAACGTGTATAGTACACATGTACACGTAAAATAAACAAAAGGAATATAATGGCTAAACCATTCGACATTAGTAAGTTCCGTAAGGACATTACAAAATCTATTGAAGGTCTATCAATTGGATTTAATGATCCTACTGATTGGATAAGTACAGGAAACTATGCCCTAAACTATTTGATTTCGGGAGATTTTAATAAAGGCGTACCTCTTGGTAAAGTTACTGTCTTTGCCGGAGAATCGGGCGCCGGGAAATCGTTCATCTGCTCAGGAAACCTCGTCCGACACGCACAAGAACAAGGAATTTTTGTAGTCTTAGTTGACTCAGAGAATGCCCTTGACGAAGCATGGCTACACGCACTTGGTGTATCTACAGACGACAGTAAATTGTTAAAACTTAACATGGCAATGATTGACGAAGTAGGAAAAACTATTTCTATGTTCGTTAAAGATTACAAAGCACTACCGGAAACAGATCGTCCTAAGGTATTGTTTGTGATTGACAGTTTAGGTATGTTATTGACACCAACTGACGTTAATCAGTTTGAAGCAGGTGATATGAAAGGTGACATGGGTCGTAAGCCTAAAGCACTAACAGCACTTGTTCGTAACTGTGTTAATATGTTTGGTTCACTGGGCATTGGCTTAGTTGCAACTAATCACACATATGCTTCACAAGATATGTTTGATCCAGATGATAAAATCTCAGGCGGTCAAGGTTTCGTTTATGCTTCAAGTATTGTTGTTGCTATGAAGAAACTAAAACTTAAAGAAGATGAAGATGGTAATAAGATTAGTGATGTACGAGGTATTCGTGCGGCATGTAAGATTATGAAAACTCGCTATGCGAAACCATTTGAATCTGTGCAAGTTAAGATTCCTTATGAAACAGGTATGAGCCCTTACTCAGGATTATTAGATATGATTGAGAAAGCTGAACTTGTTAAGAAAGAAGGTAATTCATTAGTATATACAACACTTGATGGTGAAATCATTAAGAAGTTTCGTAAAGCATGGGAAGCAAATACTGACGGTTGCTTGGATAAAGTAATGGAAGAGTATAGTCAAAAAGCGACAACAAAGATAAGTACTGTAACACCTGAGGAGGAGGGTACAGAATGAATTTAGATTTTGTTGCTGAAGTTTGGGATGCACTACGCACACACATTGATTTCAATGACCGTAGTGATGCCGCAGATACATTAATCAATTTATTGATTGACAACAACTACGAAACTGACGATATCAAAGATGCGTTTAAAGGTGACAAGGAAATGCTTAAGGCATTGAAAGGTTACGCTGAACAGCATGATACGGAAGATGATTACGAAGAATTTGAAGAAGATGACGACCAAGACGATTGGAACTAAATGTCAAATTGGTATACAAGGATCACAACTAATTTAGCTGTGATACCCGATTTTATTAGTCATTATGATAACGAAATAATTTCGGCAAAGAGTGATGTTAAGGTATACGGTAATGTTGAAAAGAACATTGCCGCATTACCCGGAATCACAGAACATAGATTTAATCAACTACAAGAGATAGAAGCAGTATTGAACTATCTTAATATTCAATTACGGAAAATTCGCCGAAAACATTTTCAAAAATACTTAGAAGCGTATAATAGAGTATTGACAAGCCGTGATGCTGAAAAGTATGTTGACGGTGAAGATGAAGTAGTTGACTTTGAAACACTTATCAATGAAGTAGCATTACTACGAAATCGTTGGTTAGGTATAATGAAGGGCCTTGAAGCTAAACAATGGCAGATGGGACATATTGTGCGTTTACGTACAGCAGGCATGGAGGATATCCGAATTGACTAATAATACATATAGCAGTAATACAATAACATTGTCTGGTACCGGTGCAATGAATACACTAGGCCAGTCATCTATTTCATTAGATGATACTTATCTTAATAACCTGTTTAAAAACATTACTAGAAGTGACTATGTTAAACGTTATGAGGTAATTGAAACTAGTGAAGATGTATTAGCACTAAGTGTTGCATGGAAACGTTTACGTGATACTAAGGATAAGAGTTCACATCACATAGGTATTACTAGCCTGTTAGATGATAACTTGTTCAGAAGGGTAGAAGAACCTGATAGAGTTCGTGCCAATGAAATTAGAGATTACTTTAGCAAAAAAATTATGTTATGGTCTCTTAAAAGCGTTAAGTTATCAAAATATAGACAAGACCTAAATACATTCATTCATGGTAATGATAAAAAAGTTACAGAAGAACTGTTGCCTATTGTCTTTAGATTACCTGAATTCTATGAATATGACGTTAAATTTGACACATTTAAAAGAGAAATTAAATTAGAATTACCTACTTTTGACTCACCTCCTCTTAAACAAATCACTACATTGACACCAGTGACAAGTTTTTATAAAAGTAATAAACGTACAAAACAGTTTGAATATTGGTTAAAGAATAGTAATGGCAATGCACATATGATTGCTATTGAACCAAGGAACCCATTGAAACACATTTGGGATAAGATGTTTACAAATGAACATTTGCGAATTGAGGGAACATATTATCCTAAAAAGTATGATGTTAGATAATAAAAAATATGTATATCCTATAATTTATAACAATAAAAAAGCACAGGATATACTATCACCAAAAGCCGATCCCTGGATACAAACGCCGCACAAAGGTTACGTAAATGTTGATCCTAAACAAAAGGGCGCACACGGGGAAGAAGTAGTTTTTAGTATATTATTAGATTTGGGCTATGATATAAAACCAAGAACCAATTCCGGTCATGATGGAATTGTTACTGATATTAAAACTGAAGTAAAATTCAGTCTAGCAAATAGATATAAAGACATAGTACAACCTAATTGTTTTATCTTTAATCATTTTAGTATAGGCAAAGATTGGGAAAGAGCGATACTTATGGGATCAAATCCAAATACTTCACATATAGTATGGTTTACTAGAGAAGATTTAGAATCATATCTATTAGGGTCAAATCTTTTTTTTAATAGACAACAATCAGGTGCAAACGGTAAAAATGATGATTGGATGTACAATAGTAAACCTAAGAAAAAGGCCTGGCCATTGTTTATTAATTTACCGTGGGTTAGAAGCTTGGATCAATGGTAACATTAGCCGACATTCTAAATGTACGTTACTCAACACGTAACTTATCAGATGCAGACTTTGACGCTGCCGTACCCAATCTGGCTAAAGAATTAGAACAATATAACTTCTTACCTCATTACTCAGATGATGTACTGAAAAAAGATTGGCAACAACTATCTAAGTGGACTACTACTGATACAACAATTAGTAGCACATCACGTTTAGGAATGAAATTAAGTGAACACTATTGTCCTAATTTTTACGACATTGAAAGCAGTACTGGTACAAGTTTTAGAAGCTTGTGGGTTCAATCTAATTTAGAAAAAGTTCTTAAATGGAATCGTAAATGTCACAGCACACCTTATCTTAGTGAATTGAAACGTGGTATATACTTTTGCTGTAGTCTTACTAAAAATACAATGTATCGTCCACAAATGATGAAACTAGCATGTATTAAATATAAGCCGGAAGTTGTATTAGATCCTTGTGCAGGTTGGGGCGGAAGAATGTTAGGTGCAGTAAGTTACGGAGCACATTATATTGCTTTTGAACCCAATACACAAACATACGATAACTTAATGAGTATTGTAAACTTTTTAGGTATACAAAACAAAGTTACATTGATATGTGATGATGCATTGAATATGAAACAATATAAATTACCTAAATGTGATTTGGTATTGACTAGCCCACCATACTTTGATTTAGAAGTATATACACATGAACCAACTCAATCAATAACAAAGACACCTACGTATCAGGATTGGGCTGATGTATTCTTACGTGAAATTATTAAGTTGGGTATAGAGCATTTGAGACCCAATGGTGTAAGTTGTTGGAATGTAGGTAAGGTTCGTAATAGAGACATGGCAGATGACGTATTAAAATATCATACTGAGTTTGGCTATAACAAAGTTGATACATTGACAGTTCAAAGTAGTAAACGACAAAGTAATCAGAACACAGTAAAAAACGCTAAAAGTAGTGATGATACCATAGTGTATAAAATTTGACAATAAATGGTGTTTAGTATACAATAGAGTCTTATTCAGTTGAAAGGGTCTTATGGGTTACAAAGTTGTTGCTGACAAGTATCAGATGGACGAAATGCGTACAAAGTATGGTCCTCGTCAGGGTCTAGAAGGTCCGTTCAATTTCTCCGGAAGAGTGTTGTATTATGACAACAAAGAAGGCCGGTACTATGATCCTAGGTCGGATTTCTATGTAGAGCAGTCGGAAATGTCTGAAATTCATGCTAATTTGATAGCCAAAATTTGACAATAAATGGTATCCGTGATACAATACTTGTATTGAAACTGATAAAGAGGACTTGAAAATGACTACAGAATTTAAATCTTGGGATGAGTTATCACAGTTAGAACAAGCCCGGGAACTTTACTGGGACATGTACAAGGATGCGTACGGCGTTCGCCCTCGCGGTGTTGACACCTCACACTGGACCCTTGAAGATTTTGAAGCTGAGTTTGAAGGACTCGGTGTAGCTATTGAAGCCGAAGAAAAGGTCCGTGTTCAGGCAGAACAACATGCAATTTTCTCTTTTGAGAAAAGGGTAGATGACCTGAAATTTTCAGGTGCTAAGGACCGTGCTACAGCTATCCGCTGGATCCACGAAGCTGAGGACACTCAAGGTGATGATGAGTATCTGTGCTATACATTGGGCTTGCCCTATATGTATTTTCGTAAGGTAGCATAATTTGACAATAAATGGGCATTGTGCTATAATACTTGTATAGATTGATTAAAGGAGCTTATATGATTGTAAATGAAACAGAACACAAATCTGCTGGACGATTCGCTTTCTTTGCGGCCCGTGATGCAAGTTTGAAAAGTGCTGTCAATGCAAGTCGTTTTAGTGCTAGTCAAAAATTACGTGCAGAACGTATGAAATTGGGACTTGAAATGGTATATGCCGCTGAACAAGTGTCTATAACAAATTGCAAGAAATGGATCCGAGTGAAAGTTCATAAAGCAACTATCAAGGACCGCAAACATTTAGCTTTGCTTGAATCTGATTGGGCACTTGAAGGTATCACTAAAGTATACACCGATCAAGGTGTCATCTATCACGTTGTTTGACAATAAATGGCATTTGTGCTATAATACTTGTATTGATTGATTAACACACAGGAGAAGCTATGTCTACAGTTCGTATTTTGTCAGGTTCTTATCGTAATGAAGCAGTTAAAGGTGAAGTGTTTACACTTGTCAAGGGTTTTCAGACAAGTAAAAAAGGTAGTTATGTGACTGTTAAAAATGATGGTCAGTTCCCGGGTCGTAGTGCTGAGATTAAAATCTTAGTAGATGCGATTGATAATATTGAATTTTTAAATGGAGATAAAGTTATGGCTAATGCTGTAGTAGAGTTTAAGAAAGAAGTTGTGAAAGAATCAGAACAAGAAGCAATGGACCGTATTGCTACACGTTTTGAGGTCCTTGATGAAATGTCACGTGCTTGTATCAATGGTGACATTCGTGCCATGATTGTTTCAGGCCCGCCCGGTGTCGGCAAATCTCATGGTGTTGAAACACAAATGGAGAAAGCAAGCATGTTTGACAAGCTTGCAGGCAAGCGAGTTCGTTTTCAAATTGTCAAAGGTGCTATGACAGCATTGGGTTTGTATACTCAATTGTACAAGTATTCTGACACTAAGAATGTGTTAATTTTTGATGATTGTGAT